GTTCATCATGTATCGTTACCCTATGTAGTGTTACCGTTGATATGAAACTTATGTTATTTGAACCATGACAATTTAATATGAGCTTTGACTTTGGGAGTCCAGTGAATGGGACTCTCTTTTTTTATATATTTGGCGAGTCGTATTTAGTGCGACAGGGATATATCTTCATGAAGCAGGTGGGGGCGAAGATAATTTTATGTGTGTAGTATTGGCACTGGTTATATAGAGATATGAGACAGGGTGAAACTCCCGTTATATAATTGTGGGTTCGAATCCCACCTATACGCATCATATAGTCCTGTTCTGTCGGTTAGAGGCGTCTCTGATGTTGGGTTACGTTTAAATGTAGTCTAATTAAGCAGAATGGGACTAATTTATAATGAATATATTGTAATGAGGTGACATCTGTGAAGGCAGAAATTTATTGTCAATCATTCAATGGGTTTATAGAAGTAGAAGTAGATAGTAATGAAGAATATTTAAAGATTATTTGTACTGATTGTGATGGAACTGGGGTATTTGAGATTACACCACAAGATAAACAAAAATGCAATAATTGCAAAACATCAGGATTTATTTTAGTTAACCTTATCTAATGGATAGGGTTTTTATTATTTTACAGGGTGATTAACAAAGAGGGTGTGAGAGATGAAAGAAAATTTAACTCCAAAACAAAAAGCATTTGCTGATTTTTATATTAATAGTGGTAATGCGACTGAATCATATTTAAAAGCCTATGGTTGCAAATTAGAAACTGCTGATACTAATGGCACTCGATTGCTCGGAAATGCTAGGGTTAGGCAGTACATTGATTCTAGGATGGAATCTGTAGCTAATGACCGCATTGCATCTGCTGAAGAAGTACTCCAATACCTAACAAGTGTCGTTCGTGGTGAAGTAACCGAGCAAAAAGTAATGTTCAGTAAAGAAGGATCTGAAATCGCTGAATTAGGTGCAAGTGTAAATGATCGGAATAAAGCTGCTGAGTTATTAGGTAAACGATATGCACTGTGGACCGATAAAAAAGAGTTGAGTGGTAATGTTGGTGTGACAATTGTAGATGATTTAGATGATTAAATTATCAAATGTAATTGCTCCATCGTTTCATGACATCCACAAAGACATAAAAAAGGGTAATCACACACATTATTGGTTTAGTGGTGGTCGTGGTAGTACGAAATCATCTTGTATAAGCGTTGAGATCATCTTAGGCATGATGAGGGATGTAAACGCAAATGCAGTCGTGTTAAGGAAAGTAAAGGATACACTAAGAGATTCGGTATATGAACAGCTTGTGTGGGCAATCGAAGCATTAGGTGTTACACAGTATTGGGATATACCTGAAGCGAAGTTAGTGTTAACGTACATTCCTACAGGACAAAAGATTATCTTTCGTGGTGCTGATAAGCCAAAGAAAATCAAATCAATCAAGTTTAGTAAGGGTTACACAAAGTTCATTTGGTATGAAGAATTAGATGAGTTTGCAGGAATGGAAGAAGTACGTATGATTAACCAATCACTAATGCGTGGTGGTACACAGTTTTGTGTGTTTTATTCATACAATCCACCAAAGAGTGCAAATAACTGGGTAAATGCAGAAAGACAATTAACCAGGTCAGATCGTTTAACACACCATTCGAACTATCTAACTGTTCCAAAAGAATGGTTAGGTGACCAATTCTTGATTGAAGCTGAACACCTTAAACTCACTAAACCTAATTCATATGAACATGAGTATTTAGGGAATGTAACGGGTACAGGTGGGGAAGTATTCGATAATGTGAAGATACAACGTATTACGGATGAGGAGATAAAAAGTTTTGAGAATATTAAACGTGGTGCTGACTTCGGTTATGCTATTGATCCATTTTCTTATGTTGTCTGTCATTATGAACGCAAGAAAAAACGATTATATATATTCCATGAACTATACAAAGTTGGATTATCCAATACACAAGCTATAGAACATATTAAAGAGGAAAATAAGAACAATGACTTTCTTATTGCTGATAGTGCTGAACCAAAGTCTATACATGAGTTTAGGCAACATGGGTTGAGGGTTAAAGGTGCTAAGAAAGGTCCAGATAGTGTTGAATATGGCATTAAGTTCTTACAGGACTTAGAAGAAATTATTATAGATGATATACGTTGCCCAGACACTGCTAGAGAGTTCTTAACGTATGAATTGGATAAAGATGCAAATGGTAATTTCAAAGCGAAATTCCCTGATTTAAACAATCATAGTATAGATGCTGTACGCTATGCTTTAAATGATGAGGTTATGAAGCATAAAGAGTTTAAGAAACATGAACATGACCCTGATAACCTAACACCATCCGAGAAACACGACAAGATGGTTAGACAGTTGACAGGAAAGAAACCTCAAATTAAATCTATAACAAAGTGGTGATGTGATGATTCTATTCTTTAGTGGTGTATTCGCTATGGTTGGCTTATCTCTTATCTTAGGTGCAGGGTATATCTTAGGACAAAAGAGTACACCAAAGCCAAACAGGGAACAAACACCAGACGAAGTACACGAATTAGAAGAACAACGAAGGAAACAAAAGGTAATTGCAAAAGATTTCAATAATCTAATGGCATATGATGAAACAATCGCTTATGCACGTAAGAAGGTGAACTAATGGCAGATAAAACAAAAGCCTGGAAACTCTATGAGAGTGGAAAGAAATACAACAATCAATTAAAACCGAACTACTATGATATGGTTGATGCAAACTGGGCTTTCTTTAATGGCGATCAATGGCGTAATGTTGATGCTGAAAATATGCCCAAGCCTGTATTTAATATCATACGCAGGGTTATTACATTCTTAGTAGCTTCATTAACTGCTAGTAAAGCGAAGATTCACTTTGAACCATTAACAGGTACAGAGGGAATAGATCAATTCGATGATAGTCAACTAGCTACTGCACAAGTTAATAACTTGCTAGAGAAGTTCAAAATGGATATTAAGATTAAAGATGTGTTGTTCGATGCAGCCAATACAGGCGATGGAGCAGCACATTTTTATTTTGATTTAAATAAGAAGCCATATGGAAATGTGGTGAACCTGTCAAATGGTCAACAAGTAAGTGATATTAATGGTGAGATTTGTATGGAATTAGTTGATGGTACGAACGTTTACTTTGGTAATGCAAATAGCGTTGATGTTCAATCACAACCATATATCATTATTAGTGGTCGTGATACGGTTAAGAACCTTCAAAAAGAGAAGTTGTATTGGTCTAAGATGAAACAAGTTGAATCTGAAGTACAAGAGGATAACACAACGACTGATGCAGCTGGTGATAGTGGAAAGATTGAAGTAGATGCAGATGGTTATGGTAAGGCACAATGGATCATCATGTATGAAAAGAAAACTGTTATGGTAGATGGTCAAGAAGTTGAGCGTGTATTCGCTTCTAAGAGTACTGAAAAGACTTATATCTATGAAGAACAACAAACAGGCATGAGTAAATACCCTGTAGCATGGATGAACTGGGAACGTAGAAAGAATTCGTATCACGGCATTAGTCAATGTGGAGCGATTCTACCGAACCAAATCTTCATTAATCGTATGTTTGCGATGGTTATGTATCATCTAATGAATACAGCATTCCCTAAAGCAGTGTACAACGCTGATTACCTACCTGAATGGAACAACGAGATTGGTACAGCTGTTCCAATTTACGGTACAGGCATAGATCAAGATATTCGTAAAGTCGCAGGTTACTTACAACCTGGCAATATGAGTGGTCAAATTGTACAAGTTCTCGAATTGGCGATAGAGAAGACAAAGGAAATGTTAGGGATTAACGATACTTCATTAGGTAACGTTAGACCAGATAATACGTCTGCTATTATCGCAGTACAAAAGAGTGCTGCTATTCCTTTGGAAAACCCTAAAGCGAATTTATACCAATGGATTGAAGATATTGGTGAGATATTACTTGATATGATGGGCACTTATTACGGTAGTAGACCATTACCAATGGATGTAAAAGTACCAAAGATTGATCCTAACACTGGTGAAGAACAAGTAAATATTGATGGCTCACCTGTTGAAGAAACACAAAAGCAGATCATCATGTTTGACTTCAGTAAATTGAAAGATACGTGGTTAAATGTTCGTGCAGATGTGGGTGAATCGTCTTATTGGTCAGAGATTGCAGCACAACAAACTCTTACGAATATGTTAGGTCAAGGCTATTTAGATGTTGTTCAGTTCTTAAAACGTGTACCTGATGAGATGATTCCTCAGAAACAGGAGTTAATCCAGGAACTAGAGTTGAAACAACAACAAATGGAAATGCAACAACAACAACAAATGCAGATGCAACAAGAACAACAGATACAGCAACAACAAGTTAATGCCGATCAACAAGCTCAACAAGAGCAAGTGCAAGCAGAACAAAGACAAGAAGAAATTAACTTGAAGCATAGAGAGTTAGATATTAAAGAGAAGCAAGCAAGTAAACAAGATAGTAAGAAGAAATAAGGCGTGTGAACTGACTACCATACCAGTTTATGCGCTTTTTGTTTTGACCTGGATATGTCATTAAACTGTCTAAATTCAAATTATTCCTCAACCATAGGGAAAAGGAGAGTTACGATGTTTGAAAATAACGATTATGAAGCAATTTTACCTGATAACTTTGAAGAACCATCAAACGATATACCAACGGATGATGCAGACACAAATGCAGAAGGTAACGAACAAGTAGAGAGTGAAGAATCTAGCGCGCAAGAAGAAGCTACTCTAACAGAAGAACAACAAGAACAATTATTAAAACTCAAATACAATGGTGAAGAAAAGGAAATTCCTTTATCTGAAGCGACAATATTAGCCCAAAAGGGTATGAACTATGACAAGGTTCAAACACAATTACAAGAATTACAAAACGATCCAGGTCGTGCATTCCTACAGAGTTTAGCAAAAGAAAATGGATTTGATAACGTAAACGACTTTATCAGTGATTTCCAAGCAGCACAGGAACAAGCTCGAATTGATGAACTGATTCAGCAAAACATTCCACCAGAATATGCAAAAGAAATGATTGAGAATCAGAAGTTTCGTCAGCAATTCGAACAACAACAACAACAACGTGAACAAGAACAAAGAGAACAGCAAGAGTATGTAGGCTTAATTGATGCGTTCAGAGAGATTAATGATCGTGATTTTAATCCAAATACAGACAAGTTCCCAGATGAAGTATTTCAAATCGCTCAAGAAAACGGAGTACCTTTGAAATTCGCTTATGAGAGCTTTATGGCTAAACAATTTAAGCAACAACAAGCAATTTATAAACAAAATGAACAAAACTTCAAGCGAAGTGTCGGAACTTCTACAACACAACATGGAAGTGTACAAACTGAATCCTCTGATCCTTTCCTTGATGGTTTTGATTCCTACAAATACTAAGGAGTGATTGACCAATGGCAGTAAATTTAGCGAGTTCTTATGCAAAAAAGGTTGACGAAAGATTTTATTTAACATCACTAACAGAGCAAAGTGTTCACCAGGACTTCTCATGGGAAGGTGTAAACGCAATTAATGTATACTCTATTGCTACAGCAGCAATGGCGAACTACACACGCTCCGGTTCAGCTCGTTATGGTACAGCAGCAGAGTTAGACGACACAGTAGCGAACTACTTACTAACTCGTGACCGTTCATTCACATTCACAATTGATCGTGGAAATCACATTGATTCACAAATGGTTCGTGAGTCTGGTAAAGCGTTAGCTCGCCAATTAAACGAAGTAGTAACACCAGAGATTGATATTTACCGTTTAACGAAGTATGCAGCAACAGCAACTGCAAACGCAGGGGATTCAGCAGTAACAGTTATTACTGCATCTAACGCTTATGCTTCATTATTAGATGGTGGTGTTTACCTAGACAACAACAAAGTACCTCGTACTGGTCGTGTTGCTTATGTTCGCCCATCATTCTACAAATTTATTAAACTAGATCCTTCATTCATGAAGTCATCTGAAATTGCACAACAAAAATTAATCAACGGTCAAGTTGGTGAAGTTGATGGAGTAGCGATTGTAATGGTTCCAGATTCTTACTTACCTGCTAATCGTGAATTTATCTTAGTTCACAAATCAGCAATGGTAGCACCTAAGAAATTACAAGACTACAAAACACATGACAA